CTACTCATTTTGAGCATGGGGCATCTGTGGGGCATTGACTCCAAAATTAGCGTTCAAGATTGCCAGTTGGTTGTCATTGTTGTCGGACATCCATTTACCGTAAACGCTGTAAACCATCTGTGCTGATGTATGACCCATTTGAGCTGCAATGAAGTTGGGGTTGGCTCCGGCGCTTAATGCCCAGCAAGCGTATGTGTGTCGAGACTCATATGACTTGCGGTGCGGAATACCGCTCCTCCTTAAGATGTTGTTCCACGTTCCTGAGAATGACCCGGGTGAGTACCATTCACCTCCTTTACCATTCCTTGCTGTTAGCCTGGGAACAAAAACGAAAGTACATTCATCCCGGCGAGTTCTGCCAAACTCTCTGAGGTGAACGTCTATCTGGTGTTGTTTCCCCACCCTGGTGTAAGCCATCTGGCTTTTAAGTGCCTCGATAGCCGGAGTGGTGAGGTTGATTGTCCGGTTACCACTTTCTGTCTTTGGCGGCGTGAAGTGATCTGAAATGGCAAGGTTCCTGCTGATCCGAATGGTCCAGCTCTTAGTGTCGATGTCCTCCCATGCCAGTGCGCATATCTCACCGTGTCGCATGCCTGTATTAAACGCGAGTTTCCAGAGGTTCCGTATCTGTTCGCACGGGCATTTATCGAGGAAGCGATGATACTCATCATGGGTAAGTGGTGACGGATCTGACTTCGATTTTTTGAGCGGGGTAACTGCAGCAAATGGTGATTTGCTTATGTACCCATTCAACACTGCAAAATCAAACATTCCCTTCATGCAGGTAACGTAGACGTTAACCGTCCTGACAGTCCTCCCTTTCTTCACTGACCTGTTTTTCTGGTGCGCACCGCATATCTGGTAGCCGGTCAGCAATTCCTTCCTTACGTTAAGCACATCCTCATGAGTTATAGAGTCAACCATCCGGCCTCCTCCGAGAATATCGGTTCCGATCGTGATATACGATACATACCGAAGATGGGCATTAAGGGTTAAGTCCATCCTCTTAAGCTCCAGCCATTTAGCTGCCAGTTCAGAAACAGTTATCCCCGGCGGCGCGATATTGAATTTCTTCAGGTTGGGTGACTGCGGGAACTGTCTGGCATAATCGAATGCGCCCGTTTTTATAGCGAAACAAACAGAGGCGCGAAGCTCTCCAGCAATGCGCCTGTTCTTTGCAGTATCAACAACGCCAAGGCTTTCCCTGACCCTTTTCCCGTTATATATGAACCATATGCGCAAAGTGCCGCCGTGGTTCTCCACTCCAGTTGGATAACCAGACATAAAATCTCCTGCGTTAGTTTAATGGGGAGGGTATTTAAGCAGATTTCTGGCGTGGGATCGCCGGTCGTTGACGTTCAACCCAGTTATCGACTTCGTGTCGGTTGTAGAGAATAGGGGAGTTCTCCTTTGGCTGGCAGTCGCCGGAATAGTGACGATACTCTCGACCCTCCATCCATGAATTTGTGCGTGCGGACTTAATCGCGTTTTTTGTCAGGCCAGTAATAGCCATCAGAACTTCTTCGGATACCCACTTGTTGGGCGTCAATTGGATAATGTCGCTCATGGTTTACTCCAGGCAAAAAGAAGCCCGGGCGAACCGGGCAAATGGGGGATAACGTGGCAGTGCATTCGCACCCAATAGCCAGCTCATAACTGGCTATCAGTTGCGTCATGCGTCGTCGCAATCTTCGTCAGAATCTGGATCCCAGCCCTTTAGCTCAATACACAGGCGTTTCTCCAGTTCGTGATGTTTTTTGCCATCATCACCATTGATATAACGGTCTATTGCCAGCTCTCCAGCCTGATAAGTTCTGTCGCCAAAGAACCATCCACCTTCGTCATAAAATTCATGAAAGAACATCAATTCAGGGAACCAGGTGACAAGCTCTTTGATAACAGGCTCAGGGATATTCCATGCGGTATCGAATTTGATCACCAGCTTCGATTCGGCACGCTCGACAATGGACATGTCGTAGGCGTTCCATTTGGTCCCCCATCGCTTAGAATTAAATTCGTACCAGTTACGGCCGGTTGACTCTTCCCGGCTCCCGCCTATAAGAGAGTCACCAGTGAAAATAAATGCAGGTGCTGGGATAATTCGGTTGAAGTCGAACACATCAAACGGCTCTTTAGCTTCGAGATCGGCTATGCGCTCAGACCACTCTTTACGACTTTTTTCATCAGCTTCTGCATCATTTGCTTTCTCATGCCAGCATTCAGGAACCTCTCGTTTTTGTTTACGGAAGCAGGCATTAAAAAGTTCAGACAAAGACTGTTCGTCACCTGTGATTGTCAGGCGATTTGTAACGTGATTAGGCATTGTTATTCCTCATGCCGCCCGCATAGCGCGGAGGCGTTTTAATCTTTGCGCCATGCAAAAGTAAGCGGTTCATTGACGAGCCACAGATGACGCATGTTAGCTACGTTGACCACATCCTTTTGCGCCGGGTAAATCTCGACAGCATCGCGATCCGCGTAACCGACAGCGTTCTTTATCTCCTGCAAATCGTCCCAGCAAATCCCATCTTTCCAGCGTCCAGAATTAGCCATACTGGTAGTGTTTACCGACAGGCGAATAACCTCGTTCTCTTCCTGAAACTCCTGAACAAGAAAGTAAGAGTTAACCCATACATTGCTGCGTTTCGAGTCGTGGCACCGTACTGGCCAGCTTTCCTTCGGTACTTCTTTGAGTATTCCGATCACGTCTCATGCTCCTTAATTTTTCGATGTGTTCTGCTGTTTCGATTTCTTCGGCGATCCGCTCTGCCTGCGCTTTGGTTAGCGGCTCGAACTCTGCCTGAAAGCGGCCCATGCTCGCGATGCAGGTGCGACCGTTGCGGATGTAGTGGATGACTTCGTGGGTAGCGCGGAGGATTTTGCATGGCGCGCCGTGGGGATCGGCGTACCAGGTATTAGGCTGGATTATCCTGAACATTGGCTGAGTCCTGCAAAAGTAGGTAGACGATTGCTACGGCGCGAAGTGGATTCCGATGGATAACACTAATTCCGGATTCGTGAGATGCCTGCCATACCGTCTTGCCTGATGGCGTAAGTCCGATCCGGTGCTTCTTCATTACTGGGAAAAGATCTTCAGCACGACGCAGCGGGAAATAACCGGTGTTCTGTACTGTGTTGAACAAGTTCCATGACAGATTAGCGCCGGTAGTTTCATGCTGGTGAATAGTGGCGCTGTACTTTCGCTTGAGAAAATAAGCAAGCCTAACGCTAATTTCCCCGTCACTCAGCTTGTTGTAATCCATCACATCATCCCAATCTTCTTACGCAATTCCATATCACTCTGGCATCCGACGCACATCGTGCATCCTGGATATGCTTTCCGGCGAGCCTCCGGCAAATTGTCACCGCATTCCTCACAGTGCGTTGCTGATACTGCTGAGTGGTTGAGTCTGTGAGCCTGAATAGCGTTTTCGCGCATCATCTCTTCGAGAGCGCTGGCCTGATCGATGATTTCTGATGTCATGGGTGTTCCTTCCTTCGAAGCCAGATACATACCGCGCCGTCTTCAGTTTCGTGAATAGAGCCGACAAACCAACCTTCGCCAGTAGGAGAATCAGGTTGCCATGATGAGATATCGTAACCATCAACTTCCGGGTCGATATCATCTTCGTCTCGGTAGGCGACCTTCCATTCGAGCCCGTTTTTATCCAGCCACGCATTGAATTCATCAGGAGCGATAAATTCTCTACCATCGCAAAATTGTTCGTATAGCGGATGAGTCCAGTAACCATACTGGTCACGCTCTACAGGCAGTGATTTAAATTCTGTTGTCATAATCAGTGCTCCATGAACTGTCGGTTAATTCGGTTGAAGGTGAACGCAAGCAATAAAAAAGGCCGACATAGCGACCTTGTGATTCGTTTGGTTAGCGTCATGTTCGCGTCTTGTCTGGAATTGACCAGCAAATCTGTACTGCGTAACTGCTTTTTACTCTCTGAACTTTTCCCGCTGCTTCCAGCTTCTTCAGTCTGCGCAGCACGTATGCTGTATCGATGGGGAAATAAACACGACGAAGGATGTTGGCTACGACGTACGTCATACATCGCCCATGACCTTCAAGTATTTCAATGATTTCCTCATCGGTAATGTTGTTCATGATTCCACTCCGTACCGGCCCTGCATGCGACCGATGCTGCTAACGAATGCCACCAGGCTGATACCCATTGGCGCGATTTTCTGGTGATGCTTCTTGAGGATCGGCGGCACGACTGCATTCCATTTCGGCTTAGGCCTGCATTTCAGAGCCTGTTGAATCTCTGCCACGCATTTACGCCCTTGTGCACGTACTGCGTTGTCTTGCTCTGGTGTCATGCAGCCTCCGTTTTCTTGAAGGAGTGGGCAATTCGCGCAGAAGCGATTGTCACGTAATCCGGTTTCAGGTCGATGCCAATGAAGTTGAAACCTTCCTCAATGGCTGCCCGGCCAGTGCTACCACTCCCCATCCACGGATCAAGCACGGTACCGCTAGGCGGAGTAATCAGCCTGCAGAGATAGCTCATCAGGGCGATCGGCTTAACGGTAGGGTGGTTGTTCTTCGCACCACTGGTACGCCCGGCACCGGCGCGCGGATCGTTAATGCCGACGCTTCCTTCTTTTCGGCCGCCGGTCATGTCGCTGGCTGACGTCGCAATGAATCTCTCGAGGCCTTCGTCGCGCTCCTTCGGTTTCACTTTTGCGCAGTAGAAGAACCTTGCGGCGCTCTTGCTGCTATCGATGCGTGGCGTTGACTCGTGACGCCGGTCCATTCGCCCGTAGCAATTCGCCGCTCCCATTTTCGAGCTGTGCTCATTGCCGGTTAGCGCTCCTTGCTGACCTTTCGCATCCGGGAACGCTGACACGACAACATCACTTCCGTCGTGAATAATGTTTGCTGGCCAGCGTCCCTCTGCTGCCTGTTCGTAATCACCAACCGGTTCGGTGCCGTCACGTTGATGCGAAAGCAGTCCGCCAGAGCCACCATTAAGTACCTCGTCTGTCTGCACTCGGCAGGCATCGATATTGATCGCTCCGGTACCGTGCTCAGTCATATTTGAGAGTACGGTTTGCTTGAATGGCTTACGCGCCATAACAATCGGCTCATGCGCTGGTTTCAGTGCTGTTCCCCAGCCGTCAAACTCTCCATCAAGGCTGTGAGACTTCGGAAATCCGCTGCCGTAAATCCAGAGGATTTGGTCCCTGATTTCGAAGCCAGCATCCTCAACGTTAACGACAAGGCGGTGATAGGTTCGTGAGCCGCCGAACGCAAGAAGATGGCCGCCAGGTTTGAGAACGCGCAGGCATTCCTGCCACTGTTCAACTGTCGGGACGTCGTAATCCCATTTGTGGTTCATGAAGTTCAGCCCGTACGGTGGATCCGTCACGATGGCGTCAACTGAGTTATCCTGCAGCGTTTTCAGGACGTCCTCGCAGCGCCCGACGTGGAGTTGATAGTTCATGCCGCCTCCTTCCTTTCCCGATATTCCTCAGCGAGCCGCTGCGCCTTTAATGGATTGCTGACCACCTCACCCCATGGCATTAGCCAGCCGTTACCAATGAAGGGAAGGCGCACCGCGCCAACCCTGATGTCGTCGTGAGCGTGAGTCATGGCGATGCCTTTCAGAAGGGGATATCATCGTCGAACTGAGGATGCTGATTGTTATGAGATACCTGGCGATTGGCCTGCTGCAGACGAGACTCAGGGACTGCATTAGGATCCTGCTGATTGCTACCCCATCCGCCACTATGTGATGGCGCACCCCAGCCACCGCGAGAAGAATCGTGAGGTTTGCGGTCATCTTTGTCTTTCATGGTGCGTTCCAGGGTTGCAATCGCTTCAGCAGGAGCTTTTTCGTTGAACTCCTTATAGGTCAGGCGCGTACCTGGCTGGAAAACGTGGCGAACCTCGAATTTGTAGCTGTCACCACTGCCATCCTGCTTAGTTGTGAGGATCTTCTGCAGGAAGAGTCCGACCCGTTTACCCTCTAGAGCAGGCAGGCACCATTCAGGGCCGCTTTGAACTTGTCGCTGTTGAGCTTGTGCATCTTTTACCTGCGCAGCCCACATAATTGCGGCGATCAGGCCCATGCCGAACGTCTGACTACCGTCGCGACCGAGGAAGTTGATGCGCAGGAAGTTTGCTTTCTGGCCGTCAGCGTCGAGCGAAAGAACAAGTGCCTGCGACTGTGATCCGTCCTTGCCGAACTCATACACAGCGGAGGTGATCACCCCTTCGTATGCGCCGGTTTCAGAAATGCCAGCGGAGGATCCTGCTTTGAGTGCTGCTTCGGCCGACTGCTGGTTCCAGGTAAAGCTGATTGGTTGGTTCATCGTTATCTCTCTTATAAGTCAGTGAATTCAGAAATTGCGTTGTCGAACGCCGCCAGGTCGTTATCCATGTCAGTCACTTCTGGACCGAAAAGGTCAGGAGGGCATTTCACGGTGTCGTTGTCGTCGCCCTTTAACAGGAAAAGGTGTTTTCCGTCGCGCTTGATGATGCGCAGAACGATAGGGAAGTAGCCTTCAGGAGTGAGCTTTTCGTTAAGCATCTTGCCGACCGTCTTCATCCTGATTTTCCCTTCGCTCTCTTCGGTGTGAGCGAGGAAATAAACTCGGAAGTCATCCGGTAACTGGGTAGCCGCTTCGATGATGCGCCAGGCGTGCTCCGCCATTTCGGTAAACTTGGTGTAGCCGGTCTCGTAGGCTCGATCCATGTTCTCGTGCTGCATGATGGCCTGAAAGTCATCAATGATGAGCATCCGGCGCCCGCTTCGCGCAGCGTTTTGAATTACCTCGAACAGATGCCGGGCATTTCTGATATCGACAACGTTACCGCGCTGAATAGTGTTGTCCGGAAGGCGTTTGCCATGGAGCTTCCAGCCAGTGTTGCGGAACGGCAGAGCCTTACGAATACATCGGGCGAGAATAGCGTTTTCCGGGTTCACGTTGCGGATGCTGTACGTCTTGCCATACCCGGAGTCGGCAAGGATGAGTGTCATCACCGCCATAAATCACCCCTTAAGCCAGTGTTTGATAGTGAAGAGGATGTCTTCGTCATCGCTGTTGTTGGACAGCCAGCGAAGATAGCCAGGATCGACTTTTGCAATCTCCTCGAACGTCAGGCCCTTATGCTTTCCGAACCGGATCGCTTTAATCAGCGATGGGCTGTTGGAAATGGCGCGCATTTCGCCAAACGTCCACTTCGCCAGGCGGCCCATGTACAGAAGCAACTCAGCGGTGACGTAGCAGTCATACAGCGCACGGTGCGCATATAGGCCTTCTGGCAGTTCAGGTTTCAGGCCCAGGCTGTAACGCAGGTATTGGTTACTGTGGCTAGGGTGATCGGGAATAAGCGCTCGTGCCAGCTTAGCGGTGCAGATCCACGGTGCATCAATTTGTGGCAGCTTCGATTTATCGAACTTCGCGTTGTGCGCGACGTAAGCCTGGGCTCCGAGGTAACGATGGATAACCTCGCTAATCAGTGGGGCGTCGGCGACCATATCTTCGGTGATGTGGTGGATAGCCATCGCTTCGAAACTAATTGCCTCAGTTGGCTTCACAAAGTCGCTCATCGGGTTACAGATAACACCGTCGACGATATCTACACTGGCAATCTCCAGGACGCTGCCTTCCAGGCTGGTTGTTTCTGTATCAATTACTCGCAACATGCTTCATCTCCGTGTGGTGGTCGTTAACTGCGTCAAACTCTGCGAGCTGGTGGGCCAGTGATTCGAGGTCTGCCGGCTGGAGGTCATACAGCAGGCATAGCAAGGCAACCATCAGCAATCCGTTTTGCTGAATTACCATTGAGTTCTCCGCGTTTTCTTATGGTGGGTTGGATGCTTCAGGAAGTAGCGATCAGCGCATCCTTTGTCTTCACAAAAATGAGACTGGCGAGTTGACATGTATGTGGATACAGAACGAACTACACAGTCTTTTGGGTGTCGCCTGGCTCCGCAGTTGTCACACATCACAGAATTGAGATGCTCAGTTGCTGATTCCAGGAAAATACTTTCAGAAAAGCTACCAGGTACGCCGCGAGAATCGACGTACTCAATCATATTCTCGGTGTGACCTGCGCTGTTGGTGAATGATCCGCGCCCGGTGAGCTTGATAATCTGACCGCCGAGCTTGAGGCGTGAACCTTCTGGCAAACTTGCCAGGCGATCAGCGGTTAATCGTTCATAAGGTTGCATGGAAACTCCTTAAAAAGTGCGAGCGAATCCCGGCAGCGTGTAGCCTGCCTGGTCGGTTGAATAGGGTGGTTAGTACTGCGCGATGTCTTTCGCTGGAAACTCGCCGTTGCGGAGGATGCTTTCTACCGGCCAGCATTCAGCTGCTACTTTCTGCTCTGTAGCTGCCTGGCTGCATTCCTGCTGGCTGTCGTAAACACCGAGAATGACGTCCTGATAATCACCGTTGGTCATTGCCACGGTCAGGACTAATGCGAATAGGGGGCCCATTAGTGAAGAGTTCTCCCGATGGCGACGGCGTAAAGGCGCTTTGCTTCTTCCCACGCCGGAGCATTGCGATGGAGTACCGCGAACGACGCGAGTCGCTGGGCCTCTCTGATCTGCTGCTGGTTTAGCATGATTTCCTCTTGGCCTTATCGCGGCGAACGGAACGGTTAATACAAGACTTCAACGCATTTATTTAGTGTTTCAATGGGCGGTGGATGGCCGCCGGTTGTCATACCGAAACAGGCTCTTTGAACCCGTTTGGGTATGAAAAAAGTCGCACTAGGCGACTTGTCAATGCCGGGATTTTTAACCACGCCACGGCTCGTGGTTCCTCGTGTACCCCTACAACGAGAAATCGGATAAACTTAAATTACCCCTACAGAGAGCAAAGAGAGTCCCATCAATGAACAACTCATGGTGGCAGGAGTTAATGCGTTTTTTCCTGCAAGGAATTACACTTAAGCAGTTGATTCATATGTTAATTATCCTTATTTTCTTAATTGTCGTTATGCCTGTCAGCGCGAAAGAATGGATAAACCTGCATAATCCAGAAATCCTTCCTCAGCACTGGATGTATTACATCCTACTTTTCTGCGTCAGCTATGTGATGAACGGTATCGCAAATTCTGTCTTTAACGCTGCGAGAGCAAGGGCACAGGTATCTAATGAGCTGCAGCGTAAGGCGCAAGCAGAAAAATCCGTGCGGGACTTATTTGATTCGCTGACTCTTGGCGAAAGAGCATATTTAGCTTTCGCTGTGGATTCTAATAATCGGATAAAGGTTGAAAAGGGCAGTCCAGAATCAATTTCCTTGCTTGGAAAAGGGCTTCTCATTCGGTCTTCTTCTGTTATTGGTTATCCCAGTATTGACTGGTTTGTTATCCCGGAACATTACTTTCATGAGTGCTACCTGAGATTTGCAGGGAAGTCGACCATTCTTATGGACGAACTTATTGCACAGGATGAGAAGGTCAAAAACTCCATGGCTTAGCTGATAACTTACTCGGTAGCTCCCTGGCCCCTGCCTTGCTACCGACTTCGTGGCCTTCTTCCGTCTTCCTGCCATTAATACCGATGTTCAGTAACTTCTGCGATCTGCTTGAGCAGTAGTGTGCGGTTTTAATGATTTGCTCCTGATGAAATGCTTTGGTCTGTGTGGTGGACTGGCACTGAGTCGCCACTCTCACTTATTTCCTGAGCGCCCAATTTTCTGTATTGGCAAACAACAATCTGCCCAGCCGGTTTTCAGGTCTTATCACACTGCTAGCGTTGCACCTCGCTTGAGGACACCGCCACCACACCCCAAAACATTCCAGTTACGCACCATTGCCGCTCTCCCTGAGCCCGCCGGGCGTCCGACGCATGGTTTACTGTCGCGCCGTTCGACTGACCGAATCTCCACTTCGCCGCTGGCTAACTTCGCTCAGCTGTCGATGTTTCGTTTCGATGAGCTAACAATAGCTAAAGCGATTATTTGAGTCAATCGCCAAAACGATATTCATCATAGATAAAGTGATAAAAATATGATTGTTAAGGCGATTTTTATTGAAATTTATTTACGTGGTATGCTGATTTTTTTGGAGGGCGATACGTATGGACCATAAAGAATGGTCGATAAACTTCGCTGGCTAAGCCCGGAACAGATCGTTCAGGTCCACTTTGGCCTTCAGGAGGATATCAAGAAATTTTACAAGCTGAGGGAAGAGGGCGATAACCTCGCAAGGGCCGAGCATTTATGCGAGCAGATGATAGCTCTATCTGAATTGGCGTTCCCAGCTTTGCGTCATGCACATGACAAAAGAGTGGAAGAATACGAATCGTTAACTGGAAATAAATATCCCAGCGAATTTTATCCGCCGTCACATTATGGCTTCTCTCAGCTTTCAGTGATCCTGAAAAAAAGAAAGGACTACCAGCGCATAGAGGATATACGCGAGAAGCTGATTAAGGAGGGGTGGAGATGCTAGCCCGGCTACCGGACTATGCGAAGCGCTTATAGTCGATGGACTGTCTGAGCAGCACCTTAGCCATCACGTAGAACGCGTCCTCATCCTCAGGTTCGACGTACCATTTTTCGTAAATCGGGTTATCGGATAATACTGCCAGGCGGTCACGCTGCATCTGAAGACGCTTAACATGGAGGGTTTTACCGAAGACAAAGACGTATACCCCGTCACCATCAAAGTGCGTAACGCCGGTATCAACGAAGATCTGATCGCCAGGTGAAATAGTGCCGTCCATGCTGTCGCCATTTACTGTGATCACTTTGACGTGCGCAGCTGGTCGGTTGCCGAACAAGGCTCGCGCTTGCTCAGTCGTGTATTCGATGGCTCGGATAGTTTCAATGAAATCGCTGGTAACAATGCTGCCAGGCCCAGCGCTGGCTTTAATGTCGAGTACATCCACGCGGTAAATCCCATTCAATGACGGCTTAACCTGATATAGCGCAGTCGTTTCTCTTGCGCTACTGGAAGCCATTTCCCCTTCACCAGTAGACAGCCATTCCGGGCGCACACCCAGAACCGAGGCGATCTCTACGGTTTTACGGGAGCCGTTTGCTTCCTTGAGTAGCTTATTAACGCTGGACTGAGCCATGCCTACATCTTTGGCTAATCGGCCCTGTGTATATCCAGCAAGTTTCATTGCCTGCGCTAGGCGCTCCGAGAATCCCATATTCACCTCTGTTAATGACTCCTTTAACTCTATCGCTCAAGCGATTATTTAGCAATAAATCGCCCATGCGATTGACATTCGCTAAAGTGATAACCATAATCGCTTTGAACTGATAGCTGAGGTGATTATGAAGACCCCAACAGTAGAGAGGAACTCCGCAGTAGAGAAAGCGATCGCCATCGCTGGCAGCCAGAAAGAACTGGCAAAACGTTGCGGTAAAGCCCAGTCCACTATCTGCGACTGGCTTAACGGAAAGAAACGCATTTCCCCGATTCACGTTCCTGAACTGGTGAAAGCGGTTGGTGGTGAAATCCAGGCTCATGAATTCCGCCCGGACCTGCCGTCCATCTTTCCACACCCTGACAACCATGCCGCTTATCGGCGGCCCTAACCACGAAAGGGAAAGCAATGCATTCACTTGCGTATCAACACAATACCGGAATACACCCGGGAGCGATGATAAACCGCGCTCAAGCTAAAGCAGCGCCAGATCACGAAAAGATCCGCGACGCGGTCAGGGCATGGTCATCGGCGCTGGACAATCAGGACGTGGTGTCAGCGCTGATCATCAACGAATACCGGGAGCAGGGCGGGAGCGCCATCAGCTTTCCAGACGACATCAGCCGGGCGCGCCAGAAGCTATTTCGCTTCCTGGATAACCGTTTCGACTCCGATCAATACCGCGAGAACGTTCGCCAGCTGACACCGGCAATTATGGCAGTCCTACCGCTGGAGTTTCGCAACCGCCTGGCTCCGCAGAACGACACGATGTCGCTGATCGCTTCTGCGATGAAAGAGTGTGCCGAAGCTAAACAAGCCGTGCTGCTGGACGCTCCAGAGCATCAGAAGCTGAAAGAGGTAAGCGAGGGTATAGCGTCGCTGTTCCGCCTCATGCCGGAGCAGGTAGGGCCGTTGATGACGATGGTCACATCGATGCTGGGGGTTATGTGAGAACTACAGAAATGGCGAAAGCTGCGGTGCTCGAACACCAACAGCTTTCTGGTGCAAATCGTTTGGACTCTTTGCAGGAGTAAGTATGTCAAACACCGCCAAAGTAATCAAATTCCCTGCGCAGCAACCGGCGCAGCAGGAGAATCGCATGGCCGATCTGGAAAATGGCTATCTTCGCCTTGCTAACCAGATTCAGGATGCCTTGTGTTTCGTAGAGCTTTCGGGGCGCGAGTTCCGCGTGCTGAATGCTATTGTTCGCCTGACGTATGGCTGGTCCAAGAAAGAGGACCGGATCACCAACAGCCTCATTGCAGATAAAACCAGACTGGCCGTTAAGCACGTTTCTGAAGCTGTGCTCAGCCTGGCTTATCGCAACATCATCAAGATGCGCAGAATCGGGCAGACACGTTACATCGGGATCAACACGCTCCTGGATAGTTGGGCTTACACAAAGCCAAAATGTGCAAAGTGCCCGGTCAGTTTCCCGGTCGCTGAAGTTGTAACGCAGGTTATTACCATCCCTGAAATCAGGGATAGCAAAATCCCCCCCAAAACCATCCCTGAAACCAGGGATAACCATCCCCAAAAACAGGGAGAGGTATCCCTGAAAACAGGGAACACCAAAGACATATTTCCTAAGACAAATATAAAACCTAATACCCCCTTTAATCCCCCAAAGGGGAAGGGCAAGTTTGATCCGCTCGGTGTTGACGTTCCTGAGTGGCTTAATCAAACCGCCTGGCAGGAATGGGTTGCTTACCGTAAACAGTCTGGCAAGCCGATCAAAACTGAGCTGACCGTCACAAAGGCATTCAAGCTGCTGAAAGAGTGCCTGGAAGAGGGACACAACCCGGTCGACGTGATCAACACCAGTATTGCGAACGGATACCAGGGACTGTTTAAGCCGAAGTTCGCTGTCAAGCCAACCGCTAATCCGGAGCTCGACTTCAACAACACTGACTGGGCCTATGAGGTGATGCGATGAAATCTCTTGCAGAGCAACTGCGCAACCACGACCGCGAGCAGATGAGCCGCATGGCTCATAACCTGCCAGAGCAGTACCAGGAGCGTGTGCCGGTCGAACAGGTAGCTCAGGTATTCAACGGGCTGTTCAACCAACTGCGCGCCGCGTTCCCGGCCAGCATGGCGAACTTCCGCACCCAGGACGACCTGAACGAATTCCGCCGTCAGTGGCTGTTGGCGTTTCAGGAGAATGGGATCCACTCAATGGCCCAGGTCGATGCCGGTATGCGGATTGCCCGCCGCCAGGAGCGCCCATTCCTGCCGTCGCCGGGCCAGTTCGTCGCCTGGTGCAAACAGAGTGGTGGGGCGCTGGGCATCACCGTTGACCTGGTGATCGCCGAATACTGGGACTGGCGTAACCGCTCATTCGAGTTCACCTCAAGTGAGCAATTCCCCTGGACTCAGCCCGTCATGTACCACATCTGCGTCGAACTGCGCCACCGCAGCACAGAGCGCCAGTTGACACACGGTGAGCTAGCACACGAGGCGGGCGATCTGCTGGACATGTGGGAAAAGAGAGTCATCGAGGGTAAACCAGTTCCGCCGGTACGCCGGGCAATTGCAGCGCCTGCTGCCGATCGTGGACCGACACCCATCCAACTGCTGCAGGCCAAGTACAACCGAAACAAATCGAACGGGATGGTGTGAGATGAAAGGTAAACAGGCAATTCTGCGTTATCTCGAAACGCACCAGACCTTCACTGCGAAGGATGTGGCTGCAGAGTGTGGCATGACCATCAACTGCATCACAAAGAACGCTCTAGAGCTGGAGAAGGTCAACAAGTTAGTGCGTATCAGCAAAGTCTGGCGAACGGTGACTTATCGCATGGCGACACCAGAAGAGCAGGCAGGAACAGCGCGCAGCTGCACCAATGGAATATTCAATGAATGTCGTAACAGCGCAGCGATGAAGAGAATTCTGGCGTTTTACGGGAGAACATCAGCATGAAACAAATAGTACAAGAAAATATCATTGAGTTAGCGAAGTTAGGGCATGAGCGCGCGGCTGAACTGAAAGCATCATGCGGTGCTGTCGACGTGCGCAGCGTGGCGCAACTGATAAGCGATCTGGCTACGCAGCTTGAGGTGGCACTGGCGCGAGGTAACGTGCAGGCAGAGCAGCTATCTAACGCCGAGAGCAAGTGCAGGGAGCTGGCGGCGGAATGTTCGACAATCAAAGTCATGAACGATTGCCTGTCTGAAGAATTGCGTGGTTATGAGTCTGATGGAGCGTTTGAAGGACCGAAGATGCATCTGCTGTGGTGGAAAACAGAAACCCCAGCGACCGATGCTTTCCTAGCTGAAGTGCGGGCACAGGGTGTGGAGTCTGGGATTAACACAGTCACTGCGATGATGAACCATCAGCATCCTGCGACTTCTCAGGCAATAGATATCCTGCAAACTCACGCCGCCCAACTTCGCAAAGGAGCCGCGCTATGAGCAGGAACATAATTCCGGAGTGGATGCGCTCAGCAAAGCCTACCGAAGCAGAGCGCAAAGCCACGCAGGAGGTAACAAGTACAAGAGTTCATCCTGTACTATCCGACGAAACTACTTTGTAGCAACGTCAAACTCATTAACAGCTGATGCTACTGGTTTCCAGATGCTAACAACATCAGCGATCACATCAAAAACCTTTCCATGGTTTTTATCAGAGATATTTTTCATCTGTGCAAAGTTTGTATCAAAATTCCCCCCCCCAACAGCATCCCGTAACTGACTTTCGGTTATAGGTGATGCAGATTGCGATGACAAGTTCAGGAAAGCCCGAAGGATGCGGGCATTAATTTGCTCAGGCCGTTTGGCCCACAGCTTCAACCGGCGTGAAACTTTAGATACCTCGCTCATTTCTACGCTTGCTGATGAGTCAGTATTTGAGAGCATTGATTCAATCTCCTCTAAAGATACAAGTGCTTTAATGATGTTTCGGTGAGCATCAGGTAGCTCTTTCCCCGAGGAAACCATAAATGCTGCATCCTCAAGTAAATGCTTAGCTTTTAGTATTTTATCATTTACTTCCATTTCTCTATTTCTACTCATGTTAAGTGATTTGAGTAAAATTAGTCTTTTTTTATTTTGAATGCAATAGGGGGTTAGAAAAAATGCAAATCGACCTGGTTAAAACCCGGGCGGCGTATTCTCTCCAGCAAATGAAACAGACCTCGAACGACTCCTGCGATTCAAAAACGGCGAAACCTACATGGACGAAATTAAGATGGCAAAGACGTTGTTCGCATTCTTCAATAGCCTGGATGTGAAGGATGATGGTTTTTTTTAATGATTTACTTTGGCTGGTTAGCGGATGGAAATGAATATTAAGACGCTCTTAATTAGGGCTTTATGTGGCTCGTTAATCACATTGCTGCTACTTGCAGGCATCCTGAGTGTTTACATTTACGGCAAGGGTATCGATGCCATTGCAATTTGCATTGCGTTTTACGCTGTATTGATTGGGCAAAAACGAGAGGATGCTGGGAAAAAGTTAGGCTTACAAAATATTATGCAGTTCTCATTTTACTGGCTGCAATAATCTGTTGGCAGGTTTTGAGCCACTTAGAAGTAACAGGGTCATATAACATAAAATTGGCTCTTCTCATCACGTTAGGTATGGCTATAAAAATGACTATTTTTTCTTTACTTCTTATGCCGTGGAGAAATGAAAAGGTTGTGGTTCAGGTGATTTAAAAGAATGCAATAGAACGTTAAGGTTAACGTCACATTAGCAACTCTATCTTATTAAACCCGCTCTGGCGGGTTTTTCTTTGTATAATCCCTCTCAAAGCATCGAGGGGGATTCATCATGTCAGGCCATAACATCGCAGCAAAATCGAAAGAAGAGCAGGACAAGGTTAACGTTGATCTGGCTGCAAGCGGCGTTGCGTACAAAGAGCGCATGAACATGCCGGTTATCGCTGAGCAGGTGGCCCGCGAGCAGCCAGAGCACCTCCGTGAATACTTCATGGAACGAGTTCACTACTACCGCGAGAAAAGCCTGACCCTGCCAAAAGCATCTGACCCGCGCTATCTGGATATGGCGGCGCAGAACGAGAAGAAGTAATGGGCTGTTTAATTGTCAGCGGCATCAAGTTTTACGTTCTGGCAGAAGGTGAGTCATATCCCGATCCGCATGCTGATAATCGGTATGTCGGCGCATATGCCATATTCCCGTTCGAGGGAAAGTGGGTGGCTCAAAAGTATTTCAGGGGAGGGCGCTGGAGTGATATCACCGAACGTAGATTCAACACTGAAAGCGAGGCATTCAACTTCACATACGAATATGCGTTTCTTCCGGAAAACCACTACAAATATTAATCAGTTCAACCGAAAGCAACATTTGATTTAGCGTTATCAACCAGCCATAATTACTTAACCAGAGCATGAACAACTCCGGTGACTTCTGCGCATTTAAGGGGACTTAAATGCGACCACAATCTGAACTCCTCACCTTGTCACAGATGCAGAAATGCACCTGCGATTTTCTGTATTCTGCGGTTTCCATTAAGGAGGCCGTATGACTCTGCCAGTAGACGGCATCAAGCTCCATCGCGGTAACTTCGCGGCCATCGGTCAGCAGATTCAGCCCCTGCTGGATGCCGGGCAGTGCTTCCGCCTGCAGGTTAAGCCGTGGCGCGAGAAGCGCAGCCTGTCGCAGAACAGCCTTTCACATTTGTGGTATGGCGAAATTAGCGACTACCTCATCGCCCGCGGTAAGACCTTCGCCACGCCTGAGTGGGTCAAAGACGCGATGAAGCACACCTATCTCGGCTACGAAAGCAAAGACCGGGTAGACGTCGTGTCCGGCGAGGTCACCACCGTGCAATCCCTCCGCCATACGTCCGATCTGGAAACCGGTGAGATGTATATCTTCCTGTGCAAAGTTGAAGCCTGGGCGATGAATATCGGATGCCACCTGACAATTCCTCAGAGCTGTGAGTACCAGCAGTTGCGCGATAAGCAGGAGGCCTGATGTTTACTCCACTTTCCCGCGTCATCTCAAACGAAATCTACCGCGTACCGGCGCGCCGCAAGCGCAAGCCTACGGTTAAGCCGTCCGATATCCCGACACTGAAAGGATACACCGCCCGGCGGGTGGATCAGAAATGGCTGCGTCTCGCGGCGAGGAGAGGTCATGCGTAAACCAACCCGTCGCACCTGCAAGGTATGCAAAGAGAAGTTCACAGCCACCTTCGCCAACGTATGGTGGTGCTGTCCTGAGCATGGCGCCATTTACGCACTGGAGCTGAGAGCTAAGCAGAAGGTGAAAGAGGCAGCCAAGCGAATAAGGGAGCAGAAGGAGTCCGAGAAGGCCGGGCGCAAACGCCGTAAGGAGCGTCTGGCACAGCTAAGGCCTGCCAGTTACTACAGGGCGCAGGCTCAGCAAGCTTTCAACGCCTACATCCGTGCGCGTGATGCTGAGTTGCCATGTATCAGCTGTGGAGAGAGGAATCCTCCAGATCTGCATGGCGGCCAGTGGGATTGTGGCCATTTCAAAACAGTCGGCGCTAACCCTGAGCTGCGCTTTGAAGAGCGCAACGCCCATAAGCAGTGCAAATCCTGCAATGCCGGAGCTGGCAAGTACACCGCCAAAGAGGCGACGGTCGCGCAGCAATACGAAGCAGGCCTGGTCGCTCGTTACGGGCAGGAATACGTCGACTGGCTCAATGGCCCCCATGAAATGACCAACTACCGCCGTGAAGACTTCATCCGGATCCGCGATGAGTATCGCACCAAGCTCAAAGCACTGAAACAACAGGAGGCAGCATGAGCACAGAAACCGAAATTGAACTGGGCAAGGTTGTCGCGTTCCCGACGAAGAATAACGACCTACAGGACGGCCTGGTTATTCAGCGCGAAGGGCAGAAGGTTATATGCCTGCACTGCACTGTTTGGGTGAACGAAAAGGACAGAACACTACGCTGCCGGAAGTGCGAAACGTTGATCGAACCTTTTGACTTCTTGATGACGCTCTGCGACCAGGAGTCTCGCTACATGGAGAACGTCAAATATCTCCGCCGGGAAGAAAAGCAGCGCCGCCAGAACATCGAAAAGCTCATTCAGATTGAGAAAAACGCCAAGTCCCGAATTCGCCGCGCCGGGGATAAGTCTCCACTTCCTCTCTGGCAGAACGAGAGGGTGGACGAATGACCCGAGATCAGATTATCCGGTACCAAGAAGAAAGCGTTAAGCGCGCCAGCCTGCCGCCAGTAGCAAAGCACAGCCATGAAGCGTCTGAGCAAAAGATGCGAAGTACTTTCCAGGTTGGTTCGACTTTTAGCCTGCCCAACAAACTAATCCCATGGGAGATGTCAGCGTGAATATTCAATATCTTCAGTACGTGCGTGAGCAGCTCATTGTGGCGACCGCAGATCTGAGCGGGGCGACGAAAGGGCAACTTGTCGCTTTTGCGGAGAACGCGCAATTTACCGTGACGGCGCGCAGCCGGGGAAGGAAAAAGGAATTTAGCGAGGTCAGGCAGAAGATGGTTAACCCGGACGGTCCGCCGATGAGCGGTAGTCAGTCACGCGCCAAAGGCTCATCCATCGTATTGGTCAGCCCGGTCGAGTTCGGCACCGCATCATGGCGTCGTGCTGTCCTGTCGCTGGAAGAACACCAGAAAGCATGGCTGCTGTGGAACTACAGCGAGAACACGTGCTTCGAATACCAGATAGCTATCACCCAGTGGGCTTGGGCGGAATTCATGGAGCTGCTCGGCACGAAGAAGGTGGCGGGCAAGACGCTGGAGCGTCTTAAGAAACTTATCTGGCTGGCAGCGCAGGATGTCAAAGCGGAGCTGGCAGGTAAGGATGCCTACGAATACCAAGCGCTGGCGGAACTTGCTGGCGTGGCTAAATCCACATGGACAGAGACGTACCTGCCTCACTGGCTTGCAATGCGTAACAGCTTTAAGCGTCTCGATAGTGGTGCGCTTATCTCCGTAACGCGATCACGTTCACAACAAAAGGCGACAAATTTAGATGTAAGTCTTGCAAAACCGAACTGAAACGCATATATTTCATGTAAATCTGATATCGTCGCCATAGCTTTGGTTGTCGACCGAATTACACAAAAGAGCCCCGGTTAATCGCTGGGGCTTTTTCGTATCTGGATACTTACCACCAAGAACCCGACCCCGCCCCAACCAACTCATTGCTGAATATCTATGGCTACGGTGATTAGTGCGCTTCAAAAAAGAAAGCCCGCTCTATGGCGGGCTTAAATTAGCTTCTTATGCCAACTTATTTACAGATACTTCAACCTCGTATCCCAAAAGGTACAAAGCTTGTTCCAGTGTCTCGACTTTGGATGCGTGACTAACATCAAGAAGACGGTCTATCTGCGGCCCTTTCTGGTTAAGCTTTCTGGCTAAATCAGCCTTACGCGTACCGGTGTTAATCATTGCGTTATGTAATGCTGCTTTCATGCAGATCAGCACAGGCAGGTGCACAACGATGTCGCCATCCTGTGCGGCCGATGGTTCAGGAATTGGTACCCGACTATCAATCAGGTCTCCAATCATTGATGTGATGCCATCACGTGCTTCCAGTTCGATGTCATCCTCTGTCAAAGCAACAGAGTGCAGATTGTTGAAGTCGCGATAAACGATTTCATATTGGCCCGTATCTTCATCGAAAGATACAGTAGCAGGATACTTAAACATATACCTAGCCTCTTCGGTTATGGTCTCAATGACCGGATTCAGTGTCGAAAAGGGTGGGGCCTAAAGCCCCAGATCCTTGATTATCGATTTTCTTGTTCCCTCTGGTATCTCCTTCGAGCCGTGGAAGGGGAATATTGACATCCTTCCGTTGATTGTTGCTTTCCGGTGACTTCCTCCCCCTCGAGCATTTTCAATCGCGACCCCTTGGGACTTTAACCAGCGAAGGAACTCGCTGTATTTCACTGAACCCTCCTGTTCGTTGTTGATGCAATTATAATAACACAAAAGATTATAAATACAACAAAAATGTTGTGTATTTATGTACCCATATCCACTCAGGAAAGGGTTGATAAACACTACAAACACACAGCACCCCGTTCCTTCGGAGGTGATATGGCTAAACGTATGCAAGATAAAGAAAGCATTGCCGGAGTCTCATGGCTGATAGTCCTTGCTCTGTCATGTTGGGGCGGACTGGTCCGATACCTGATAGATGTTAAGCAGAACAAAACTACCTGGAGCTGGATCAATGCACTGGCACAAATTGCAGTGTCCGGATTTACCGGCCTTATTGGTGGACTGATAAGCGTTGAGAGCGGGCTGAGCTTGTACATGATCCTGGTTACTTCTGGCATCAGTGGTGCGATGGGTTCCGTTGCTCTTACTTACTTTTGGGAACGTTTGACGGGGATGAAGAATGCAAACCAGTAACTTTAAATTTTCCCTGCGTAGCGAGACGAATCTTAAAGGCGTTAATCCTGCCTTGGTGAAGGTGATCCGCCGGACGCTGGAATTAACTCCAGTCGACTTCATCGTTATTGAAGGCCTGAGAACGCAGACCAGACAGAAAGAACTGGTTGCTACTGGGAAGTCGCAGACGATGAATAGTCGTCATCTGACCGGTCATGCTGTCGACATTATCCCGGTAAATACCACCTGGAAGATTGAAGAGTTCAAGCCATTACTCAAGGCTGTCAAGCAGTCCGCTGACGAGCAGGGACTGAAACTACGATTCGGCATCAACTGGAAGAATGACCCATCTCTGCCCATCGAAACCAGATTCATCGATGCGCCACATATCGAGATCCCCGCATGAACATTAGCCTGAAGTCGCTGATTTTGCCTGGTGTGATTCTCTTGCTAGTTCTGGCGGTGTGGCTCTCATACACCAGTTACAAAAACGAGAAGAAGCGAGCTGATGATGCTGTGGAGTCGGCGAACAGTGCTGTGACCATCACCGATAACGTTCTGCGTACTATCAAAATTACCAACATCGTTCTGGAGACAAACCAGTATGCAAAACAGCAGATCGCACTGGAGTCACAGAGAACCCAGGCAGATATCAAAGTGGCTGTTGCGAATGATGACTGTGCTCGTCGGCCTGTTCCTAATGCAGCTGCTAACCGGCTGCGGAAGTACGCGGACAGTTTACGTGCCGGTTCCGGTGGTGCCACTGCCGACAAACCTGATAGCTGACACGCAACAGCCACTCATTCCCGAACCGCTGACCTACGGGGCCAGTCTGGATCTGAACGTGAGCCTACTGTCGGCGCTGGGGCAGTGCAATCTGGATAAGGCGGCGATAAGACGTTTTGAGTTGCTACGCACTGAAAGAGTAACTAAATAATTTGTTTCAATAGACTGTGTAACCTAAATTTTTCCAATTTCGATCCGATACAAATAGGATGACCGCAAAAGAGGACTAGACATGTCATCCTTAGTAATCGTTTTGGATAAAGTCGTAAAAGAAGAGGTTGCTAGTAAGTCACTATCTCTTTACGAATCAATAAAAGTGATTTATGGCGCACTCACAAATGGGTGCACTGGTATGCAAAAGTGTGAATATTTCCTCGAGATATCGTACTCAGATACCGAAAAGGAAAGAATTGTATATAAAACAACCAAAAAATATATGCCCTCAGGAGAAGAAAAATTACTTGAAGGAACAGAAGATTTGAGGGATGAGAAAATAATCATGCTTGCACATAAATTATCATCCAAGGGATATAAACTCGACGAGTCTCAGCTTGCCCTATTCATGAACGACAAAATTCATCGTTTCATAGCAAACAAGTAAACTATTACCGCCTATGGGCGGTTTTTTATTGCCATCATCATGGGCAGACTCATCGTGATGGCAATATCCTCTCTAGGGGATAAACCAAAAATATCCCCGATCGCGGATAAAGAGGTTTTCAATGTCCGACATCTACCAAATCACTCTAACCACCCAAACAGGCGAAACTTTCATCGGGAAGATGTCACGGCGTCAGCCTGAGCTGATTAACGGCTTTGTGCCGCTGGCAACCGAAACGGGCGAGTGGCTGTATTTCACACCTGCTGATGTGAAGCGCGTGCAGTTCACGCCAGCATCGGTAGGTGACGATAGAACTGTGGAATAGACATGGCATTATCCTGGACGTGTAAATGTTCAATCGGAAATGCCATGCTGGCCAATTAGTTGTTTAGACCTTCTTATAAGAGATAGATCTTCCGAATGGTGGATATGTAGAAGTTGAATCTTTAATTTCATAAGTAGCCACGACATTTCCCGCAGCGTCTAACTCACGGTAAAGGTATTCATCGGTATCCTGACCTTTTCGAGCTCCTTTCCAGTTAGAAGAGACAAGCTCCAGTGCATGGTCATCTGGAATGCCTATTTTCTGTTTGTATTCATCACTCATGTGAAATCCTTAAAGGTAATTTATGGCACTCACCGAAAAGCAAGAAATGTTCTGTCGCGAGTACCTCATTGATTCTAATTACTAATATCCTTCAATTCAAAAATAAAAACTAGGGGACGTTATGGCAAAACCGGACTGGGGCGAGCTTCAGCGACGGTTCCTGTCCGATCATGCCGCAACCGGCGTATCACCGAAGGATTGGTGTGAAGCGCAGGGACTGAATTATACATCTGCGCGGCGCTACATTAAAAAGCCAACTGCGCAGGCTGCGCAAAAACCTGCGCAGAAGAAATTGCGCACTGCGCAGAAAGAAAAAAGTGCAGAGGAACTGGTTAACAGCAAACTCAGCCAGAAGGTAAAGCGCTTCATTGCTGAATACCTGAAGGACCAGAACGCCACGGCAGCAGCTGAGCGAGCTGGCTATAGTGATCCAAACTATGGTCGTCAGCTCATAATGAATCCTAACGTTGCGCACGCAATTGCGCAGCAGCAGAAAGAGTCGCTAATGCGTACGCTTGGCAGCGCTGACGAGGTGCTTACTCAGATGTGGCAACTCGCCACTTTCGATGCAAACCAGTTATCACAGTATCGCCGCGGTGCCTGCCGCTATTGCTGGGGCTTCGGTCATCACTATCAATGGCGTGATGCTGTTGAGTATGAAGAGGAGCGACTCGAAGCGGTTGAACGCAAACGTCGCGAGCCTGAGGACGTGGGCGGATATGGATATGACCATACGCAGGAACCAAACCCTGCCTGTCCGCGCTGCAATGGTGACGGGATCGGACAGCCATACTTCGCTGATACCCGAAAACTTCCCCCTGATGCTGCCCTGGCTTATTCCGGCGTGAAGCTCGGCAAGCACGGCGTTGAAATTACCGCGATAAGCCGCGAACGGATGTTTGAAGCCGTCATGAAGCGCCTCGGCCTGGCAGATAGTGAATTTGCACAGCGACTTCAACAGATTGAAATCGAGCGTCGGCAACTGGAAGTGGAAAAACTCCGTAAAGAATTAGCCGGCGATGGCGAGGATGATGAACCTACACCTGTTCAAATCAATATCAACGTAGTAGATGCGAGGGCGGACGATGGGGATCAGCCCGACACTTAACATCCCGCAGGCGCGCTTCCTCGCGATGAAGCACAAGTTCAAAGCCTACGTTGCCGGGTTCGGTTCCGGTAAGACATGGGTGGGTTGCGGCGGCATCTGCAAAGGGATGTGGGAGCATCCGAAGATCAACCAGGGTTACTTCGCGCCGACTTACCCGCAGATACGTGACATCTTTTACCCAACGATTGAAGAGGTGGCCTTCGATTGGGGCCTGAGCGTCAAAATCAACGAGGGGAACAAAGAGGTTCACTTCTACGAAGGGCGGCGGTACCGCGGCACGACAATTTGTCGGTCGATGGAAAAGCCAGACACGATAGTCGGCTTTAAAATCGGCAATGCGCTGGTGGATGAGTTCGACGTTCTGAAAGCGGATAAGGCGCGTCAGGCGTGGCGTAAAATAATCGCGCGTATGCGTTATAAGGTTGATGGTCTGCGTAACGGCATTGACGTGACCACAACACCTGAAGGATTTAAGTTCGTCTACAACCAGTTTGTTAAGGCGGTAAGGGAAAAACCTGAGCTGAGGCCGATGTATGGTCTTGTGCAGGCCTCGACGTTCGACAACGAAAAGAACCTGCCGGATGACTATATTCCTTCGCTCCTGGCGAGTTACCCGCCGGAGTTGATCAAGGCCTATCTGAACGGCCAGTTTACTAACCTGACCAGCGGCACCATTTATCACCAGTTCGACAGGGTGCTGAATAACTCCAACGAAGAAGATCAGCCCGGTGAATCGCTCTATATCGGGATGGACTTCAACGTCGGGAAGATGGCCGGAATCGTCCACGTATTACGACTCGGCTTACCACACGCGGTAACAGAGATTATCAACGCTTACGATACTCCCGACATGATTCGCATCATCAAGGAGCGTTTCTGGCTGTATGCCGATGGTGACTATCGCAAGGTCCGGGAAATATATATTTATCCTGATGCCTCTGGCGACTCCAGGAAGTCAAACAACGCCAGCAAAACAGATATTGAGCAACTGCGACAGGCTGGATTTAACGTCATCGTTGATGATGCTAACCCGCCAGTAAAGGACCGCATCAACTCCATGAACGCCATGTTCTGCAATGGTAATGGCGATCGCCGATACAAGGTGAACGTGTCCCGCTGCCCGGTCTACGCCGACTGTCTGGAACAACAGGTGTGGGATAAAAACGGCGAGCCGGATAAAAAGAGCGATAACGATCACCCCAACGATGGCGCCGGTTACTTCATTGTGAAGCAATTCCCAATCGTTCGACCTGCATTCTCTATTTCACTGGACACGACATTCTGATGGCCAATAACGATATTACTTACGTTCGCCCTGAGGTCAGGGCGGCGCTGCCTGTGTGGAAAAAAATACGTGACGTGTGCAAGGGGGCTGATGCTGTAAAGGCCGCCGGAAATGATTACCTCCCTTTTCTGGACCCGTCCGATAAGTCTGCACGCAACAAAAAACGCAATGCCGATTACATTCAGCGTGCAGTTTTCTACGCGATAACGGGCAATACAAAGGTTGGTTTATTGGGACTGGCGTTCCGTAAAGACCCGACAATGACCGTGCCGGATAAGCTGAATTACCTTAGTGATAATGCTGATGGTGCTGGCTCCAGCATTTATCAGCAGTCCCAGCAGGTTACAGAAAATATTCTGGAAGCCGCGCGCGAGGGGCTGTATACGGATTATGCGGCTGAATCCGCCGAGGCGATCATCCTTCGCTATCAGGCGGATAGTATCATTAACTGGCGAACCAAACGCATTAATGGGCGCGATCAACTGGTGCTGGTGGTTTTACGCGAATGTATGGAAAAGGAAGATGGTTATGCATACGAGGATGAAATCCAGTATCGCGAACTTGCCCTGGAGGACGGAAAGTTTATCTGCAGAGTCTGGCGGAAGTCAGATGATGTTGGTTCTTATGTTATCAGTTCTGAGTATCAGCCAAAGCCAAAAGGTGAGGAGTTCTGGGATGAGATCCCCTTTACCTTTGTCGGTGCACAGAATAACGATCCCAGCATCGACGAGTCGCCTCTAGCTGCCCTCGTTGAAATCAACCTTGGGCATTATCGTAATTCTGCGGATTACGAAGACAGCGTATTTTTCTGTGGTCAGGTTCAACCGGTGATTTCCGGGCTTGATACAGCCTGGCGTGACTGGTTGCAGGATAAGGGAATCCGTGTCGGTTCTCGTTCACCTTTTCTGCTGCCGAAGGAGGCGAGTTTTACCTACGCCCAGGCGCAACCAAATACACTGGCTAAAGAGGCGATGGACAGTAAGCGTGATTATTCTGTTCAGCTTGGCGCAAGGCTTATCGAGCAGAACAGCGCGGTTAAAACCGCCACGCAATCCAGCGGTGAGCAAACCGCATCTACTTCGGTGCTCGGCATTTGCGTTTCCAATGTTTCTGAGGCCTATACGCTGGTACTCGGCTGGTGCGCCAGATATCTCGGTATTAAAGCCGAGGAATACCGTTATAGCATCAATCAGGAGTTCATCGCCAAAGTCGCTGAATCCGGCATGGTAACGGCAATCGTCAATGCATGGCAGTCCGGCGCGATTCGCGATACGGATATGGTCAGAGCGTTGCAGAAGCTTGACCTGATAGATCCAGCTGATAACCCTGAAACCGTCATTGACGCCATTCGTAACGGCGCGCCTAACTTGATTGGTGGCAATAATGGCAACGGCGAATGACAAACTGCAGGATGAATCCTTAGCCCACGCAATATGGGTTAGTCGCTACAGCACCGGCGTTGCCAACAGGATGATAAAAATTCTGAATGACAGCGACGCCGAACTTACCGCCAGGCTGCTGGTGGCTATTGATACGCTGGATGCTGAGAGCTTTACAGTTTCGCGTCTGGAAGCGTTACTTGTAAGCGTCAGGGCGATAAACAAGGATGCCATTCAGTCGATGTATGCTGCTCTTACTACCGAGCTACAGGAACTGGCGAAGCACGAAGCCACTTTTCAGATGAGTCTCTTCCAGTTTGCCATTCCCGACGATGTTCTGGCTCTTCATCCGCTGGTGGGTATTTCCCCTGATGCGGTTTATGCCGCGGCGATGGGACGTCCATTCCAGGGGCGTTTGCTAAGCGAATGGGCCAGCAACCTCGAAGCCGATCGGATGGCGCGTATATCCAATACGGTGCGGCAGGGATTTTTGCTTGGCGATACGCAGGAGCAAATCGCAAAAAAGGTCCGTGGACATGCTAACCGTGGTTACCAGGATGGTGCGCTGCAGATGAGCCGAGCAAATGCAGCCAGCATTGCGAAAACAGCAGTAGGGCATCTTGCATCGACAGCCAGACATAGCTTTGCGGCGGCGAACGACGACATTCTGAAAGGTAAGCAGTGGTTATCTACTTTAGATAACCGGACATCAAAGGATTGTCGGATCCGCGACCGCCTCAAGTACACGCTGGATAACAAACCGATAGGTCACAAGGTGCCTTATCTGCAGGGGCCTGGTCGCTTACACTTCTGTTGCCGCAGTACCGAAACCTACATCCTCAAATCCGCTGAAGAACTTGGTATTGATGTCCGTGAATTACCGGAAGGTACTCGTGCCTCAATGGACGGACAGGTTGCAGGAGATACCACTTATTCTGAGTGGCTACAACGGCAGCCATTTTCACGGCAGAAAGAAATACTTGGCGAGACTCGTGCGAAAATGATGCGCGATGGCGCCATAAAATATGATGAGTTCTTCACTGACAAGGGGGAATGGCTGACGCTAGAGCAGTTGCGTGAGAGGTCAGTACTGGCAACAAATCTAGATTCAGCAAATTCGGTTGAAGAAGTGGCTAAATGGATGACTGGCCGTGTGGCGCAGAAGGTGAGATTTCCTGATGGAGTCTCCCTGGATTCAGCGAAAGAAGCGGCACAGGCCGCATTTGATGTTATACAGCGATTCAGACTACAGCCCGTTTCGGCTTTTGGTGACATGCTGGAGGTACCAGCATCTGCCGCTGGTGCTTATGAACCGTCAACACGAACAGTGCATGTTGCCGGTTGGGCACTGGATAGCAGTGAATGGGATTACATCAGGAAGAACAGCGAAGGTGTCGATATGACGATGATGGTGAGAGAGCATCTTGTGAAGGCCGTATCTCAGGACGTTCTGGATGTTTCACCTGCGGATCTTCCCTATGTAGCCACACCATCGATAAAGGGGACAGTATGGCATGAGTTAGGTCATCATTTGTATTACTCACGCACTGATGTTGGTGGCATGGTAGAAAGCGCATATGATGAAGGCTGGTGGCGCTCCATCAGCGCCTATGCGTCCGAAGCGCCGAAAGAGCTTTTCGCTGAAATTATGTCGGCGTATATGAGCGGTAATCTTGACATTATTAATCCCGAGATCCTCCAGTGGCTGAAACAAAATTCCCGTTCCTGAAAAAAGCATCAGACCTGGCCCACGCAGACCCATTGCCTGATGACATCCTCGAACAACTGGACACTATCTGCAAAGAGGCTGGAGAAACCACGCCGGAAGGCCGAATGATCGGCATCTTGATAGGCTCGGTTTACACCCGGTTAAACAACCCTGATTAAGCGTTAACCGTACACACATAGCCCTGGCATCTGCCGGGGCTTTTTTATGGGCGAGGCCCGGCAAAATCCCGAGGGGAAAATATGTTAATCCGAAATATGCTTCTGAAATATTGTGCGCCTGAAGGCAATGGTGAGGGTGCTGGCGGTGGTATCGAAATCACCCCTGAAATCCAAAAGATGATTGATGAGCGCGTGACCAGCGAAGTCACGGGCCTGAAAACGAAAAACAGAGAACTGCTGGGCACCATTAAACAGCAGAAAGAAAACCTTTCCCGCTTTGATGGTATCGACCCGGACGCTGTGCGCGGTATTCTCCAGCGTTTTTCCGACGATGAAGAGGCGCAGCTGATCGCCGCCGGGAAAGTTGATGAGGTTCTGGATAAGCGCACTGAACGGTTACGCGCTGATGTTGATAAGCAAATCAAAGCCGCGAATGAACGCGCTGAAAAGGCTGAAGCGTTCTCCAGTAAATTCCGGGATCGTGTTCTCGGTGATGCTATCCGCAGTGCCGCGCTAAAGGCGGGAGCATTGCCGGAAGCGTCCGACGATCTCATTCTCCGTGCCAAAGGCACTTTCCAGCTCAACGATGATGGCGAGGCCGTAGCGGTTGATGCAAATGGCGATGTTCTGTTCGGAAAAGACGGTAAGACTCCGTTAACCCCTGTCGAGTGGGCTGAATCTCTGAAAGAGACGGCCCCGCACCTGTTCCCGCGCGCTGAAGGCTCCGGTGCTGGTGGTCACAAACCTGGTGGCGGCGGAAGCCTCAAACGTTCAGAAATGAGCTCAAGCGATAAAGCGGACTACATCCGCAAACATGGCCAGCAGGCCTATCTCAAATTGCCTAAGTAAGGACTAATCAATGCCTACGACCGTAAACAGCGATCTGATTATTTATGATGACCTCGCGCAGACTGCGTTTCTTGAGCGTCGCCAGGATAATCTGGAAGTCTTCAATGCCGCCTCAAATGGCGCAATCATTCTTGATAACGAGCTGATCGAGGGGGATTTCCGCAAGCGTACCTTCTATAAAGTAGGCGGCTCTATTGAGTCGCGCGACGTTAACTCCACTGACCCGGTAACGGGTAAAAAAATCGGTGCCGGTGAGTCTGTCAGCGTTAAAGCGCCGTGGAAATACGGCCCATATGAAACCACCGAAGAAGCGTTTAAACGTCGTGGCCGCGATGTTAGCGAATTCTCCGAGGTGATTGGCGTAGACGTAGCTGACGCAACGCTTGAAGGTTATATCAAATATGCCCTTCAGGGACTTGTCGCAGCCATTGGCGCTAACGCTGATATGGCGGTATCAGCGGATATAGCCACTGATGGTAAGAAAACCCTGACCCGAGGCCTGCGTAAATACGGCGATAAATTCAACCGTGTTGCGCTGTTCGTTATGCATTCCACGACCTATTTCGACATTGTTGATCAGTCTATCGACAACAAAATCTACGAAGAAGCTGGGGTGGTGGTTTATGGCGGACAGCCAGGCACACTGGGTAAGCCTGTACTGGTAACCGATACCATGCCTGTTGATGCGATTCTGGGGCTGGTGGCCGGCGCGGTATCCGTAACGGAATCACAGGCTCCGGGTTTTCGTTCCTACAACATTAACGACCAGGAAAACCTTGCGATCGGTTATCGCGCAGAGGGTACGGTTAACGTTGAACTTCTGGGTTACAGCTGGGATGAAACGAAGGGCGCTAACCCTGACTTGACCAAAATCGGCACTGGTGCGAACTGGAAGAAACATTTTACCAGTAACAAATCCACTGCAGGCGTACTGATCAAGCTGGAAGCCCCGACGGGGGAGTAACCCTGTCAGCGGATAAAACTTCCGCAACTGCTGACAGTACCGACGCGGTGACCGTTTCGCTCAAGTACACCAAAAATGGTGCAGGAGTCTCTGGGGCATCTGTAGCGTGGACGTCTACTGGCGGTACGCTAAGCGCTTCGACATCACAGACGGGGTCTGCTGGCGGCTCGACGGTGAAACTCACCTCTGATACGGCCGGCTCCTTTACTGTGACGGCTACCGTGGATGATGTGGTGAAAACAACTGAAGCGATTGCGTTCACTGCTCCAGCGGGTGGTTAACTGACGGGGCGTAAGCCCCGTTTCTTTTGGTGAGATCTCAATGACCGTTTATATAACAATCCAGGACGTTGACGAGTTGCTGGGTGATACCTGGGCTGCAGCCGACAAAAAGGCTAAAGCCGTGCTCCAGGCAAACACCTGGATGACGGCTCTAAACCTTCAGGATATCGACCCGGAACATATTCCCGAAGAGGTTAAGCAAGCCGGAGCGTTTGTCGCTTCCGTAGCTGCTGCTGGCAATCTGTATCAGCAAAAGACTGATTCCGGCGTGGTGACGAGCAAAAGCGTTGAAGCCGATGACGTGAAAGTCTCAAAAACATTTGCCGAGCTTTCAACCTCCAGTACTGAGCTACTCGATCCCGATCTGCAACTGGCATTTGCCATGCTCAAGCCATGGATGCTTAACCCGTTTCAGACGTTCTTTGTGAGGGCGTGATATGGGAATACGTGATGAACTCCAAACTGAAGTCGCCGCAGCATTCGATACCGACCTGCAGGATGCTGTTAAGGATTTCACTGGAACATACACCCATCGAGGTGACTGGGATCCGGTAACGGAAACCGGCAGTGAAACGCAGGTGACGTATTCAGGGCGCGGTGTTCTGGCGCGGTACAAACTCCGTCGTATCGATGGCGTTAATATCCTGCACGGTGACCTGAAATTAACCGCCCTGGTTAACGAGGTGACCGATAGGCCAGCAGTCGGGCACTTTGTCACGGCGCCGGAACCGATAACTTGTGTACCTCAGCGTTATGAGGTCATAACCGCCGCTGTTGATTCCGCTGGTGCTGCGTATTCCATCCAGTTACGGAGGGCGTGATATGGCTAAGGGCTGGAGTATTGACCCGGCAGCATTCGCCGGGCTGGTGGCCGATGACGTGAGGTTGCGGCAGCGAGCCATCGCTACACAGTTGCTGAATGAAATCGTGAAACGGTCTCCTGTCGGCAATCCAGAGTTATGGGCGATTAACGCTACCGCCGTCGAGTACTCCAAAGCGGTTGGAGAATGGAACGAATCGCTCTACGACAACCCGGATAATCTGACCAAAACCGGGCGACTCAGGAAGAAAGTACGTGTTAACGACAGCATGGATATCAAACGCCCGGCAGATTATCGTGCTGGTACGTTCAGGGCTTCGCATTTCGTAAGTATCGGATCACCGGATTACTCGGTTCCAACAGAGGAGGACCCGCGCGGAACGACGACATTTCTCAACGGTAAGAACATCATCGATCAGGCTCCGGCCTACTCAGTGATTTATATCCAGTCAAACCTTCCTTACTCCGTACCTCTTGAGAACGGGCATTCAACGCAGGCTCCAGCGGGCGTCTATGCAGTTTCATTTAACGGTGTCGTTCAGGCCTACAAATGACCCTTACAGAAATCAGAAACGCTGTCATTTCCCGAATGACGGCGCAGACCGCTATTGCTTCTGATGGGGTGGACTATCCCAACGGACCGCTATTTGATCCGAGTGGCCGCGATATCTGGGCACGCTTCACCAATATTTCAGGGCAGGCGGGAGCCAACGAAACCGGGAACGGGCCGGTAGTTCATCGAACCGGTGTACTTATCATTCAGCTATTTGTACCGGTCTACACCGGCACGATTCTGCTTACTCGAACAGCAGACCAGCTAACGGAGCATTTCGAATTCCAGAATGACGGACGACTGAGTTACTTCGCTGTATCGGCAATCCCGGCGGGCGAGGCCGACGGCTGGTCTCAGCTCAATCTACAAATTCCTTACCGCGCTCTGTAGCGCTTAACTTCGATGGAGGTGACCGCATGTCGAGCGGAGCCAAAGTTATTTCATGTTTTGTAAGAGAAACAACTCCCGGCGTTACCCCAGCGGGTATTCCGTGGAACCTTTTTAAACGTACAAGTTGGGGCGTTGGCCCGTCCCAGAACACCAACGATAACGATGAGATTGGTGGCACCCGAATGGCGCAGGGCGCTACGCTGGGGACGGTCGATGTTGGCGGCGATGTCGGGGCAAAATTCCGCTATGGCCAGCATGATGACTTTCTTGCTTCGTGTTTTGGCGCAGAGTGGGCAAGCAATGTGCTGACGATGGGGAATGACCGTATTTCCTTCTCTCTTGCGACATATGCTTCGGACGTTGGCATTGCCTCTATTGTTCGTGGCGCGCAGGTAAGCGTGTTCCAGTTGGAAGTTCCGAATGATGGCGACGTTACCGCGACAGTCACATTCGCCGGGCTGGGTTGGGACTCAAAAGCAGACAATACGAGTTACATCACAGGCACACCTGCTGATAATGCTGGCGAGTTGCGTTATTCGTTCAAAGAGGTCACTGCAATTAACCTGAATGGCGTCGATGGTGGTGATGGTTTCTGTATTGATACCTTTAACATCCAGTTTGATAACAACGTTCAGACTCAGCGTTGTATCGGTACCGGCTCACCGTATGCCGGGGCCAATATCCCGACTACGTTCACGCCGTCAGGTTCGATCACTTTGTCGTGGTCAAAAGCAGCGTGGGAGGTGTGGAGTAAAACGCTTACCGGCGCAACCGTGCCATTCAGTTTCACGCTGGCGAACGACGAAGGGCAATACACGTTTAACTTCCCGAAAGTGCAGGTCTCTGGCGACTGGCCGGATGGCGGCAATACCGACATTATCCAGGTTCAACTGGATATCACTGCAACTGACGAGTCGCCGACGATTACCCGCGCTGTTACCGTCCCTGCCACGGCAATCAGCGTAATGCCAGAAACCTCATCAGGTGATGTCGGTACTTCCGTCACGCTGACAGCGAACCTTGCCCCGGCAGGTGCGACTGATGCTGTGCAGTGGGAGTCATCAGATCCGACTCTCGCAACGGTGGTATCGACAGGCCCAAAAACCTGCCAGGTAGTCAGAGCCGGCGCCGGCACCGCAACGATAACCGGTAAAGTGCGAGGCTTCACCGCCACCGCCGAGATTACCGTAACTGAACCATAAAATTTCCCTTGCCCGTTCCGCTCTCCATGGTGGCGCGGGCTTTTTTCATGCAGGAGTTTTTAATGATTATCCTAGCCCCACGAATTGATGTTGGTGGCGAGCGCTGGTTCACACCACTGAAAGGTCTGAAACCCATTGAAGGCCTGAAACTGCTGGTCAACAGCATTGATAACGACCAGTATCGCTCGCGTAATGCTCTTATCCGTCGTCATATTGAAAAAATGGACGCCAGTTACCAGGTTGGAACCAGCGAATTTAGCCTGTCAGCGGTCGGGGAAATAGACTCTGCTGATGATCTGCTTATCGACAACTGTGCGCATTACCTGCTCAAAGACTGGAAGGGCGTTGGTGAGCTTGTTGATGGCGAAGAAGTTCCGATTGAATACACGCCGGAACGCGGAGCTGCACTTCTGAAACAGGAGCCAGCGATTTACTGGCAAATTCTGGCGGAGGCAGCCAGCATCGCCCAGGGCAAAGAGCAGCAAAAGCAGGAAACCGTAAAAAAGTCATCGAAGCGCAGAAGTGGCTGAGTGAATTCGGCGGGGAGCAGGGTGAAAAGGCAAAGTGGCGAAGGGAGAAATTAAAACTCCCGCCAATTCCTGAGCCTGAGATTGATGCTGTAACGGGGGAGATACTCAACGCTTACGCAATGATTTCTCGCGGCAGACAGTATACCGGAATGGCTGGCGTACCGCTCCCGTTGTCCCTGCACGATATCGAGCGCTATCTGGCCTCACGTTCTATCCTGATTGACCGCACAGAGTTTGATGCTTCGATACTGGCCCTCGACGATGCCTGGCGGGATGAGTGGGCGAAGGAACAGAAAGGAAGCAGCAAGAAGAAATGAGCCTCGGTACAGTCCGGGGCTTTTTTATACCCGCAACAAATCGTGCATTCGCGTGCGCATCTTCCAGCAAGAGCTTTCCGTAGTGTGAGTCTGAGACAGGGCGGTGGATTTCATCGTACCGCTCTTGGCTGCCCATGTCTGGCCGCGTTCCCCGTCAAAGGGCAAATGAAGTTACTGTATGCGGCGGCATGAGCATGAATAACCGAATTGTTGAATACGCCTCCAGAGCTGGGCGAGACTTCTCGGAGTTCATGAAAGGCGAGAAGAACATGGTGGAGGCGCTACGGTTTGCTGAAGAATTCACAGAGCAGTTACGCATTTACGGCTGCGTTAATCACCACTTTATCAATTTCATGATGCTGAAGGCGATAATGAAGGTGTTCGACGATGTACAGCGTGAGGAAAAGCGTGAAGATCGCCGACGCAAACGAGCGACAGAAAAATGAAGACTGAACACAACCTCGCTCTGGCGGGGTTTTTTTACGCCCGGAGAAAGGTAAATGACCGAACAAACATCACGCCTTGCTATTGTTCTGGATAGTTCCGGGGCAAAGAATAATGCCGATAATCTGGCGACGGCGCTGGCTAGAATCACCCAGGCTGGCGAGCAGGCGGAAAGGTCAACAGACAGCCTGAAGCATGAGTTCATTGATTACAACATAGTGCAAAAATCTGTTTCCAAAGAGACGCGGAACCATCGCCAGGAACTGAGTGAGCAACAGAAAGCTCTTGCAAAGCTAAGGGACCAGATTGACCCGGTTAGTGCGGCCTTGGATAAGCTGGATGACAGATATCAGGAACTCAAGAAATACCAGAAGGCTGGGATTCTGCCAGATGATGATTTTGATTACCTGGCATCCAAAATCCGCGATACGGAAAAGGCAATCAATGGCGAGGCGCTGGCTGAAAGAGCAGCAGCAAAAGCCAGGGATGAGCAAAGCGCGTCACTTCAGCGTCTTTCCGCTCAGCTTGACCCTATAGGTACGGCATTTAAAAGGCTGGCAGACCAGCAGAAGCAACTCGACAGCGCAAAGGCTTCTGGTATGTTGTCGCCGGAAAGATACGATGTGCTTTCTTCAAGCCTTACGACTACCCGTAAGCAACTGGAAATCACCCAGGATGCAATGAAGAAGACCGGGGTCACGTCCCGCGCGATGGCGTACCAGATGCGCATGATCCCAGCGCAAATGACCGATATTGTCGTGAGCCTCGCTTCAGGTCAGGCACCGATGACGGTCTTATTGCAGCAGGGCGGTCAGCTTAAAGATATGTTCGGCGGTATCGGGCCAGCGATTAAAGGAGTTGGCGGATATGTGGCGGGGCTGATTAACCCGTTTACGCTGGCGGCTGCGGCGGTCGGTGTTCTTGGTCTGGCCTATTACAAAGGCTCTAAGGATCAGGATGCGTATAATAAATCCATTATTCTCACAGGTGGCTATGCTGGTAAAACTGCCGGTGAGTTGCAGATAATGGCGAAGTCGCTTTCGACATTTTCAATATCCCAGAGTCAATTTGCTGAAAGCATTGCAAAGGTCGTTGGTACAGGCAGCTTTTCAGGCTCCAGCATTATGATGATAGCCGATACTGCTGAAAAAATGCGGGACTCGGTAGGAGTGTCAGTCGATGACACAATAAAACAGTTCCAGCGCATTCAAGACGACCCAGTAAATGCTGTAAAAGAGCTTGATAAATCGATCCACTTCCTCACCGCTACGCAGTTAGAGCAGATCACCACTCTTGCTGAGCAGGGCAGAAGCCAGGAAGCGGCGAGAATAGCCATGGAAAGCTATTCATCTGCAATGAGAATCCGCTCAGAAGAAATTAAGGCTAGCTTAGGCTCACTGGAAACAGCCTGGAACTGGCTTGGTGACGCAGCAAAAAGCGCATGGGACAAAATGCTGGATATCGGTCGCGTGAAGACGACCAAGCAGCAAATAGATGAAATTGAGCGAAAACTTGTTGAGTTCCAGACGAATCCTGTAAGTAAGGGGCTGTATTTTAATGAGACCGGACTTACCGCTGATGACCTGAAAAATGAACTGAAGAAGCTGAAAGAAATTGATTTTCGCGAAAGCCTGGACAACGCCAGAGAGCAGGCAGATAAAAACGAAGAGGAAAGGAAAAAGCGCGAATTTAATGCGACAAAGAAACTCAACCAGCAATATGAAAACGAGGAAGAGCGTCACCAGCGCACACTGAATGAAATCAGGAATTCAGGGGCAAGTCAGGCGGCAATTGATCAGGCTATCCAGCGTGAAAATGCTCGTTATGAGAAGTCGCTACAGAAGGGAAATCGCGGCAGAAAAGGAAAATCCTACACAGAGGACGCTGCGACCCGGTTGCTCGACCAGCTAAACCGTCAGCATGAGGTAATGCAGCAGCAGCTTAATACCACTGAAAAAATCGGTACAGCAGAGCAAGCGCTCGTTAAATGGAAGTCTCAACTTTCAGAGATACAGAAAAAAGGCATTATAACAGCAGAGCAGAAATCCCTGCTTGCTAACCAGGCTTCGATTACCGCTCAGTATGAGAAGAACGCGGATCTGGAAAAAGAAATCGCCTTGCGAAAGGATTCCGATAAGCTAAAAGCCTATAAAAACACGCTTTCATCTGGTCTGCAAAATGATGCTATCGGGCTACAGAATAGCCTAAACAGCAACACTGTTTTGTCGCAGGAGCAGAAACGTCAGCAAGAGCTTACAAAGATTGCCAGCGATTACCAGAAGAAGCAGGTTGAGCTAACCAACCAGAGAACAACCGGGCAGATATCTCAAAGTCTTTATGACGAAGAGACAGCGGCATTGCAACAGGCACTGAATCAGAGGCTGGCAATGCAGCAGGCTTACTACTCCCAGCTTGACCAGTTAAATGGCAACTGGCAGTTAGGTGTTCAGAATGGCCTACAATCGTACCTTAATAGCGTCCCAACCCTTTATGAGTCGGTAACATCGGCCGCCACATCAATCCTTTCATCTACGGAATCCGCCATTTCCTCAAATCTATCAGCAATGGTTCAGGGTACGGAAAGCCTGAGTGAAGGGTTTAAAAACATGGCTACAGGGATGGGGCAAGCGGTGATTGACGCTTTAACCAAAATGGCGGCTCAGTGGCTGGTTTATCAGGCTGTGCAGTTACTGGTTGGCAAAACTACTGCTGCTGGCGCTGCGGCTTCCATGATTGGGCAAGCTACAGCGATGTCACAAATTGCAGGGATAAACGCATATGCATCCGCTGCTGCGATTCCTATTACTGGTTGGGCTATGGCCCCGGCAGCAATGGCTACAGCTTTAGCTGCAACCACACCACTTATTGCTTCTGTAGCTGCTAGCTCAGCCGCAATGACAGCAGGGGTTGGTCTAACTGGCATGGCTCACAACGGCATTGATTCAGTACCATCAACCGGCACATGGTTGCTGGAGAAAGGCGAGCGTGTGATGACTGCGCAAACATCGGCCCGGCTGGATTCCACTCTTGAAAACCTCAAAAAGAATGGGCTGGATGCGACCCTGAGCAAACCAGGGTATGGGACATGTGTTCAGAATGTAAGCAGCAGTCAGAACGCCACAACCGTCCATGCTCCAATTGAGCAAAATGTTTATGTTCAGGGCGGTGATCCAGAACAGCTAACAGCCACGCTGAGGAAGAACAATGAAGATCTATCCAGAACGATAATCAAACTCATAGATCAGAAAATGACCGGAGAGGTGATAAATCCGCAGGGAAATTTCGGAAAGGCTCTAAAAAGTCGTTATGTGCGCGGATACAAAGAGTGATAAGTAAGGAAAAGAATCTAAGCATTGTTCTGTTCCAACCCTATGATAATCTGTTTTCGACAGCACTTGAAGGGCAAGAAACATGGATGACAATACCAATATAGCAAGCTTTAAAATAATCTTGGACGGTTTTCGTGAGGATAGCGATGCTAAAGCTGTTGGTGAGGCTGTAGGTGCCACCATTCAAAAATTAGCTAACGCACTAAATCTTGCATCGTTAGTAGGAGTAACCATCTCTTACAATTATCAATTAGCTCTAAATTCTGTCGATAGAGGGTTTGAAACATCAATGGAGCTTTCCCCATCAAGCGGGGATGTTATTGGTGTCGCAATGACAGTTGGGGTGTTAAGGGATGGTAAGAATTGTGCCTACATAGTTTTTCACGCTCCATATCTTGAGGGAATTCTTGAGCCGAACTCAGAAGACTGGTTGATCGCTCTAGGGATCATTGCACATGAATGTGCTCATGTCTCCAACTTAGCAGCATTAAACAAATGCTTCCCCGGCATGTTGCTTACACATAGATGCAAAAATATTCATGATCAACTTCGTATCAATTGTTGGATGGCAGTAATCGAGGAATATTGTGCAACTAGGTTGTCAGTGGTGTTTGATGAAAGGCAGATCGATAGGTTAAAGGATACATTCATTAAACAAGCGGAAAACCTTTACGACTATGTGAAGGATGAAACATTTCATAATCAGATGCACAGAGATGTTGATCTCACATTGGATAAAGTTTATTCAGCAATAGCCTCCACATTGACTCTTGCCGCATACTATCTAGGAGCATGCGCAGGAATGAGCGTTAATTTCAGGGAAGGTAATGAAGAAACCTTTCCATCTTTCGAATGGCTTCTCCCATTTATTGAAAGATTGGATTTTGCGTGTGATGGTATTTTTGAACGTTATGGTCATTGGGAGGGGGTTGATGAGATGGAGGTTATCTCAGACATCCTCGATTCTATAGCTGTTCATCTTGGTGTAACGGTAAGAGAGACTCCCAAAGGGATACATGTGGGTATAAACTCTTTTTGACTTTCGACCTTAGAGGAAAATAAAATGAAAAAAATAGTTGCAATAATAATTCCATTAATTCTTTCTTCATTGCTCGGGTGTACCTACACAAATCATTATGAAAGCGGAACAAAAATATCCGCTGAGAAGGTGCAAAAGATTGTTAAGGGAAAGACTACAGAAGCGGATCTGATTAACATGTTCGGTCAGCCTTTCTCAAAAGGTGTCGTGAGCGAAAATGAAACCAAATGGATTTATACGCACAACACAGTTTCCGCTTCGGCGCAGGCATTTACAATGAAAACAACGTCAAACGCTGAGATGACTACATTGGATATTCTTTTGAGGGATGGAGTTGTTATTAATTACGCATATACCAAGTCTCCATTAAATCCAACCATGAATATGAAAACGTCCCTGTGACACGAAGGCCCACTCAGGTGGGCTTTTTAACAATTAGTGCCATTTACTTGATGCCCTCAAGATATCTCTAACTCACCATATCTACTCATACTTCATCGTATCTAATCGCGGGTAAGAGTCCATGACGCTATCCCGCTGCCGGTGATTGAAGAGCATTACTTCATGGCAGCAGAGGCTGGACTGAAAATGGGCGTCAGCGCCAATAAAATCGGCCGCATAGCTAACGCGAATAACCTCAAAACTGAGCAGTACGGCAAATTCTTTCTGGATAAGTCGGCTCACTCCACTAAGCAGGTTGAAGCATTCCGCTATAACACCAACGGCATTGAATCTCTTCGCCATCTGAACCATGGTGCTGACGTTGCCTGACGGATAACAAATTTAGGTCAAGAACCCGCTTAACGGCGGGTTTTTTATGCCCGGAGGAAAAGTGGCAGAAAAATACTACCCCCACGACTATCTCCCTATGCCGCTTCAGGAGGGCTATGCATTTCAGCCAGTCAGTCCGTTAATGCGTACTGAAATGACAACCGGCCGTGCCCGTCAGCGCCGGGCATTCATTTCCACGCCAACACAGGCAAATGTGCAGTGGTTTTTTGAAACGGACATTCAGGCCCAGCTATTTGAGGCCTGGTACCGCGAAACGATCACTGACGGTGCTGACTGGTTTTTTATGCGACTACAGACCCCGCTTGGCGTTGAGTTCTATAAATGCCGGTTCACCGATATCTATCAGGGGCCGACGCTGGTCGCCCCGATTTACTGGCAGTTCTCCGCGACGCTGGAGCTATGGACACGTCCTGTTCTTGGCGATGGCTGGGCTGAGTTCCCGGATTACATCATCAACAGCAGCATCATTGATATTGCAATTAACAGGGAGTGGCCCGAAGCATGA